GACAAATCGTCGAAGCTACGCATGGAACCGTCGAAGTCATGAAAGAAGGAATTTTTGAAGATGACGAAGACGCCCAGTATTTAGTTTACGACGCACGTACGGTTGGTGGTGCTTCTGGAGGACTGACCATGACCAATTCAACGGTCTATCCTCGCAAGATCATGGCGTTGCACGCTGGCGGCTCTCACGCCACCGCATACGACTCCATCCTCACCTACGAACTGTACAAGACCATGCCCCTTAAAAGTAATGGCTCGATCGTTTTGACCCCTGAACTAGCGATTGAGCCACATATGGTGACATGCACACCCAAGGACCAGATAGTTCCACTGGGTACCCTTAAGCATGGTCATTCGTCTGGTGGCAAGAACACTATTGCCCCCTCACCTTTGTCCAAACACTTGAGATTTGACCCTCACTATCCAATCCAACCGGTTACTATTCCGACTGTGCTGTACGACCGCCCAGTTGGAGATGTTGCCGACCAGTGGATCCGCAAAGGAATGCTAGATCCACAGGTAAAAGAAACCCTTCCCGACCCCGAGAAGGTGCTGCGTCCGCGTGAAAACGCATACGCAGTTGCCCCCCCATTCGTCAATATTGACCCCCATTTGTTGCATTATGTTTATGATCCAAATGACCTCCCCTACATCCCTGGTGGCGTGTATCACATGCTATCGTTTGAACAGGCGGTCTTTGGTGTCCCTGAACTAGGCATACCACCCATCGATTTCACGACATCGTGCGGCTACAACTGGAATCCCAAAGAAATGCCTGTTTTCACAAGGCAAGCATTATTTGGTATGAAAACCAGAGATCACCGCACACATTTCGAAGAGTGGCATCCCGAGCTACGAAGGGCGTTGAAGAAGCTACTGGAGGTGATTGCTGAAGGCAATTTTCCAGTCGGCCCCGTTGTTGACGCACTGAAGGCCGAGAGGCGCAAAATATTGCGCGTTCTTGCAGGTAACACCCGCATGTTTTATGCGGGGTCCATTGTTTACCTTATAGTTTCGCGCATGATCACTGCGCACCTCACGGCTGTAGAGAAGCACTATTCTACGGTATCGACGTCTGCTGTTGGTATTTCTGCCACTTCTCATGAGTGGAAGGAACTGCATCATCGACTCGCGAAGCATCCAGACTACATAGTCACGGATCAAGTGAATTTCGATATGCACAACCAGCTAGTTCTCACCCACGTTATTGGTGAGAGACAGGCATGGTCGTTATCGGCGAATAAGATCGACGCTTCCCGAATCAAGGATGTTTGGCGCGAGGTATCAGGCCGTGACTTCGCCGTGGAGGATTTCCGCCACTGG